TACTTCCTAGCTGGAATAGAGCATGGAATGGATGTTTCAGGAGGAACTATTGTTACAGGTGGAGCTATGGGAGATTTAAGTGGATACACTTTAACTTTAACAGGAATGGAAAAAGCTCCAGCTAATTTTATGGAGTCTGACCCTGCAACTGTTGGATTTACTGTAGTAAACTCTTAAACATAGTAAGTTCTTAAACATAGAAGATACAAAGCCCCTTTATTGGGGCTTTTTCTATATAAAACAAAACAGACACTTTTCAGTTATCTTATTATGATAAGATTACTTCCTAACTCAAATTCTCAAACAATTAAGATAATACCTAGAGACAATACCTCTTTATCAAACATTAGTCTTATAATAACAGAAGATGGAACTAACAAAAGTGAAACACTAACAAGTCTTAATGCTGCTGTTAATGGAAATTTTACTCACGTTCCAATAACATCCACTATTTTAAAAGAAGGAAGTAGTTATTATTTGCAATTCAGCAAAAACAGTAGTTTATGGTATAGGGATAAAGCTTATGTTACCTCCCAAACAAATGATGAGGCAATACATACATTAAACACAAACCAATACGACCAATACGGTGAAGGGTCAGAAGACGAATATATAGTATTATAATATGGAAAATAAAAATATTAGAGTAGTTAATCTTTCTGGATATGAAATACCAGAGATAAAAGAAGTTTACGGAAAAGACTGGATTCAATATGGTGATTGTAATGATTATTTTGATGAGCTTATAGATAAATATTTAGGAAGTCCAACTAACGCTAGATGTATAAATGGTATAGTTGACATGATATATGGAAGAGGTTTAGAGGCTACAGACAGTGAGCTTAAGCCTGAAATGTATACTAAAATGAAGATGTTATTAAAAGCCAAAGATTTAAGAAGGGTTGTTAATGACTACAAGATGCTAGGACAGTCTGCTGTTCAAGTAATATATAATAAAAAGAAAACATCTATAATTAAGGTACTACACTTTCCAATGGAAACTTTAAGAGCTGAAAAAGCTAAAAAAGGTCAAGTAGAAGCTTATTATTACCATCCTAAATGGTCAGAAATGGCTCCTAGTGACAAGCCCAAGAGAATACCTTCTTTTGGTAATGGTTCAAAAAGAGAGGTTATAGAAATATATGTATTTAAGCCTTATAGGTCAGGATTTTATTATTATTCTCCAGTAGATTATCAATCTTGCTTACAATATGCTGAATTAGAAGAGGAAGTAAGTAATTATCATATAAATAATATTAAAAACGGTTTACAGCCATCTTTATTAGTTAATTTTAATAATGGCGTGCCAAATGAAGAAACTCAAGAATTAATTGAGCATAAAATATATGATAAATTTAGTGGTTCTTCAAATGCAGGTAAATTTATACTTACATTTAATGAATCGGCAGAAACTCAGGCAGATTTACAGCCCATTCACCTTCCAGATGCTCATGCTCAGTATCAGTTCTTAGCTGATGAGAGTAGAGAAAAAATAATGCTTGGTCATGGTATTGTTTCTCCTATATTATTAGGTATAAAGGATAATACTGGATTTGGTAATAATGCAGAAGAGCTTAGAACCGCTTCTATTCTTATGGATAACATCGTTATTAGACCTTTTCAGCAAGGAATTATTGATGGTTTAAATGAAATACTTGCTTTTAACAAAATATACCTTAATTTATACTTTGTAACACTACAACCAATAGAATTTACAGAATTAGATAATATTTCTACTAAAGTAAAGCGAGAAGAAGAAACTGGAGAGAAATTAAGCTCACAAGAAGAAATAGACCTATCAGACGATGGTGCAGAAGACCTGTACACGCAATTAGAGAGCCTAGGAGAGGTTATCTCTAATGAATGGGAGCTTATACATAGCGAGGCTGTAAACGACAAGAATGAAGAGTTTGATTTAACTAAATTAAGCGTGTCTGAAGATGATGCTAGTCCTAATAAGCGTTCTGGACAAGATAATTCAGGTTATAAAGTAAGATATGCTTATTCTCCTGTAAGAAACTCGGACAAAAGTAGGGTGTTTTGCAAGAAAATGGAAGCGCTAACATCTAAAGATTTAGTATTTAGAAAAGAAGATATTACCTTAATGTCTTTTAAAGGTTTAAATAGTGAATTAGGACACAATAAAAAGAAATATAATCTTTTTAAGTATAAAGGAGGGAAAAATTGTCACCACTTCTGGGAAAGAAGAGTATATAAAAAGAAAGTAACACCAGATACCGAAGTTGAAGCTTCAGATGCTGTACAAGACGGATTCAAGGAGCCTAAAAATGCTAAAGAAGTCGAAACTAGACCAGTAGATATGCCAAACAGAGGTGCTTACCCAAAAACTAAATAATTATGGCACAGAAAGCACTTTTCATAACGATAAATGATTTAAAAAGAAAATCTATTATAGACGGTAATGTAGATGCCGATAAATTAATACAATTTATTGAAGTAGCACAAGATACACATATTCAAAATTACCTAGGAGGATTACTTTACAACAAAATACAAAGTTTAATAATTAATAATACTATTGATGATGCTGGTAATTCAGACTATAAGACTCTTTTAGAGAGTTATATAAAACCTATGTTGGTTTGGTTCACACAAAGTTCTTATTTGCCATTTGCTATGTATCAAATTAGTAATGGAGGTGTGTTTAAACATAGAAGTGAAAATTCTGAAACCATCTCATTAGAAGAAATGAGAATGATGTTGGCTAAAGTTACTGAAACAGCAGAGTTCTACACAAGAAGATTTGTTGATTATATGGATTACAATAGCACTTTGTTTCCAGAATATACTTCTTCAACTAATGGAGAAATGTATCCAGACAAAGATGTTAATTTTAATTCATGGGTTCTTTAATGGAACAAAAAAAAATAAAAACATATAAACCTAAAGAAAGTAATGTAATTAAGTTGGATTCTTTCTTGCAAAAATTAAACAAAGATGGCAAACACAATAAATTGGGGAGAAATATATTGCAGTAGTTCGTGGGGAGATGACAGCAACGATGATACAGTTAAAAACGGAAGCGAACCAACTTGTTTTAGTTAATTATGGCTACTCTTTCAGGAAATAAAATAAAAAATACCTATCAGTCTCTTGTTAAGTTCTCTGACAATGGTAATATAACAACCTCAGCTAAACAACTAACTGATGGATTTGGCAACAATTCTCCTATATATGTTTCAACAACTCAAGTAGGTATAGGAGTTACTCCAGAATCAGGATTAAATCTACACGTTTACGGAGATGCAAAAATAGGAAGTAATTTAACTGTAATAGGAAACCTAGTGGTTGAAGGGAGCACAACAACTGTAGGAACTGATACATTAACAGTAAAAGACCCGTTAATCGTATTGGCTAATAACAACACTTCAACAGACGCAGTAGATATAGGTTTTTATGGCAAATATACACCTTCAGGTACTACACTATACTCTGGATTGTTCAGAGAGGCTCTAACAGGCAAATACAGGCTATTTAAAGGGTTAGAAGCAGAACCAACAACTACCGTAAATTTATTAGGGACAGGGTACGCTAAAGCAGATTTAATTATAGGTAATATAGAAACTAATGGACTTTTAGAAGGTTCATCGTCATTTGACTTTACAAAGAATGTTGAGATAGATGGAACTTTTAGTGTTACTGGTGATTCTGATTTTGACGGAACTATTAGTCAAATTAAAAATTCAACTACAGTAACTAAGTTTACTGGTGTGACTGGCAGTGGTTTTAATACGAGTAAACTAGAATTTTTTTATAATACAGATTTAAAAATTAGGTTAAATGGTGAGGATGGTAGTATAACTACTGACGGTAATTTAGGTGTTGGAGGAACTGGTTCGTTTACTGGACAAGTTACTATTCCACAAACACCAACTTCAGATACTCACGCAGCATCAAAAGGATATGTAGACACTCAAATTGGTGCGAACAATGAATTGTCAGAGGTTTTAGCAGTTGGAAATACAACTGGAGGAACAGACATAGCTATAACAGCAGGTGACAAAATTACAAATTTTACATCTACTGGAATTGATGACAATGCAACTTCTAATGTATTGACAATAGCTGATGCTAGTTCAACTTTTGCAGGTAATCTTGGTGTCGGGATAACACCAGTTGCAAAATTTCAAGTTTCTGGTGATAGTGGTGGTGCTGATTCAATTGCTAGATTTCAAAACACAAATTCAGATAAAGTTACAAAATTACAATTATTAGACAGTGCAGGAGCTGTTGGCGATGTTTTCATTGCTTACGACCATTCAGATGCAAGTTCAGCTAATCATTTTTTAGGTATGGGCGTAAATAATAATACAGCATTTAAACT